TGTCAAATCTGCTGATGCTGTGATAAAATTATCTTATGTCTACGGTGTTGTTATTGCTGAACTTATGTCTACTGGCTCTTCCGTTATTACTGTATCCCCTAGTTCTTGGCAGGCACATATCGGCAATAAAAACCCAACGAAGTGGGAAAAAGACAAACTAAGATCAGAAAATCCTGGGTACGCAGATTCTTGGTATAAGAATAAAATGCGGGAAATTAGAAAGCAAAGAACAGTAGATTATTTTAATAAAAAATATAATTTAAGCCTAGAAGATTTTGATGTGGCAGATTCATTCGGAATTGCCTACTATGCTAATGAAGTGTTAACTAAAAGATGATTATACAGATTATAGGACTTCCTGGCTCTGGAAAGACAGAGTTAGCAAAAGCTTTGAAGGAAAGAATTAATGCAATCCATTTAAATGCAGACGAGGTTCGATCAACTGTTAATTCAGATTTAGGATTTAGTCCTGATGATAGAGTTGAACAGGCACGTCGTATGGGAGAAATGGCAAGGTTAATTGCTAAACAAAATGTTGCGCCAGTTATTGTTGACTTTGTATGTCCAACAAATGCAACAAGATCAGCTTTTGGCAAGCCAGACATTTTAATTTGGATGAACACTATACCAGAGGGAAGATTTGAAGATACAAATAAATTATGGCAAGATCCAGAAGATTTTAATATTTCATATATTGATTTTGTAGATGACGTAAGCTCAAGAGCAAAAGATATATGTAAGATTTTTAAGCTGCATGATTGGTCAGAACCTACAACATTAATGCTTGGCAGATATCAACCATGGCATGAGGGGCATCATGCTTTGTATGTTGAGGCGGGCAAAAGAACAGATCAGGTACTTTTGGGTGTTAGAAATACATATAATACAAGTCCAAAAGATCCTCTAACATTTGATCAAGTAAAAGAGTATATATCTAAAGATGAATTTATGGATAGAGCAATGGTATTAAGATTGCCTAATATTACTAATATTGTATATGGTCGTGATGTTGGGTACAAGATTGAACAAGTAGATTTGGGGGCAGAGATTCATGCTATATCGGCTACGCAGAAGCGTAAAGAAATGGGCATCTAAAGTTTGGAATTGGATTACTAAGCCAAACAATATGGAATGGCCATCATGAATGTAAGTAAATCTAGATCTGCTATAAAAGCTGTAACATGGAGAGTTATAGGTACACTTGATACATTTTTAATATCATTTTTGATAACTAAAGAGCCAGTTACTGCTGGAGCAATTGCCAGCATGGAGATTATTACTAAAACTGTTCTTTATTATTTTCATGAGCGAGGATGGAATAAAATACAGTGGGGTAGAAAATGAAATTATATAAAAGTAAAGATTGGCTATATCGTAGATATGTAGTTCAAAAGAAAACTATGGAAGATATAGCAAAAGAATGTGGCGTAACTGTTATGACCATATATAGAGCATTAAAAGAGAATGGATTAATTAAATGAGTCTTCAGCCAGTATTTCCAGATTCAGGTCAATTTCAGTGTGATGATTTATATTTGCTAACAGTTGGAACAGAGGCAGGAAAAGAGATATTAGAGACCTGCCACGAAATTGCACATATGCTAGTAAAGAAAAATATTGCCTACGGCAACTCAGCCTTAGACCCTGTGCGTATATTTTCAAAGGCGGGACCAAGAGAGCAACTTCATGTCAGAATTGATGATAAATTAAATAGGCTTATGAAGGGCACAGATTATCCAGGTGATAATGATATTGATGATCTGATTGGATATTTAGTATTGTTAAAAATAGCCAAATCTCAATCCTAGTCAACCAGGATATGGTATAATAAATTTATATGGAAATTGAATTATCTGATCATTTTGATCGTATGAACAGGGTTGTAGAAGAATTATTAAAAGGAAATAACCCTACCCAGATTGCCACCCTAACAGGGTTTAAGCGATCAGAGGTTATAGAGTATATAGACGAGTGGAAAGGGGTCGTCAGAAGCGATTCTGGGGCCCGTGAAAGGGCAAAGGAGGCCATCTCTGGAGCTGACCAACATTACGCTATGCTCATTAAAGAAGCATGGAAAACCGTAGAGGATGCAGATCAATCTGGGCAGCTAAATGTAAAGGCAACTTCTTTAAAATTAATTGCAGATATAGAGGGTAAAAGAATTGGAATGTTGCAAGAGGTTGGCCTTTTAGATAATGCTGAACTTGCTACACAAATTGCTGACACTGAAAGAAAACAAGAAATACTTGTTAATATTTTAAAAGAAGTTACTGCTACATGTCCTAAATGTAAATTAGAGGTAGCAAAAAGACTTTCTCAGATAACTGGGATTGTTGAGCCAGTAGTTATAAACGAGGAGTTAAGTGGATCTTAATTTTAATGATCTCATTGATATCCTAGACGGAGAGGAATTTGATGAAAGACCAGTCGACTTACGAACATTTGTTACAAGCCCAGATTATCTCGGCTTACCTCCGCTTTCGGAGTACCAGTATACACTCATTGAGAAGAGTAGCCAAATCTATAAAGAGTCTACCCTAGTCAAACTTTTTGGAGAATCAGAGGGTAGAACTAGATATAAACAAACTTGTAATGAGGTAATAGCACAATTAGGTAAAGGTAGTGGTAAAGACTATTGCTCAACCATATCTGTAGCCTATATAGTTTATTTGCTATTATCACTTAAAGATCCAGCAACTTATTATGGCAAACCACCTGGTGATACTATAGACATCATTAATATTGCTATTAACGCACAGCAGGCTAACAATGTTTTCTTTAAAGGTTTTAAGACTAGAATTGAAAGAAGTCCGTGGTTTATTGGAAAATATGAAGCCAAGGCCTCTGAAATTAAATTTAATAAAAATGTAACGGTTTATTCTGGACACTCAGAAAGAGAAGCTTTTGAAGGTTATAACGTTCTAGTAGCGGTTCTTGACGAGATATCTGGATTTGCTCTTGAAAGTACAAGTGGACATGACCAGGCAAAAACAGCCAGCGCCATTTATGAAATGTATAGAGGATCTGTTGATTCACGTTTTCCAGATTACGGTAAAGTAATTTTACTTTCATTTCCAAGATTTAAAAATGATTACATTCAGCAAAGATATGCAGAAGTTGTTGCAGAAAAAGAAACTATAATTAGAACTCATACATTTGATATTGATCCAGATTTACCAGAAAATACTCCAGGCAATCAGTTCGAAGTTTCCTGGGAAGAAGATCATATAGTTTCATATAAATTGCCAAAGATATATGCAATAAAAAGGCCTACATGGGAGATTAACCCCACTAGAAGCATAGATGATTTTAAGGTTCCATTTTATAGAGACCCAATAGATGCTCTAGGTAGATTTGCATGCATGCCACCAGAAGCTATAGATGCTTTCTTTAAATCAAGAGAAAAGGTAGAGAAAGCATTCAATAATATGTCTTTAGCGGTAGATAATTTCGGCAGATTTGAAGAGTGGTTTGTTCCACAACAAGACAAAGAGTACTTTATACATGTAGACTTAGCACAAAAACATGACCACTGTGCTGTTGCAATGTCACATATTAATAAATGGGTTAATGTTAAAGTAACAGATAATTACTCTCAGCCAGCTCCGATTGTAGAAGTCGATGCTGTTAGATATTGGACACCAACTTCTGATAAATCCGTAGACTTTACAGAAGTTAGAGATTATATTTTGTCATTAAGATCACGTGGATTTAATATTAGAATTTGTACATTCGATAGATGGAACTCTCATGACATGATGCAGCAGCTAAGGCAGTATGGTATTAATACTGAAACTCTATCTGTAGCAAAAAAACATTATGATGATATGGCAATGGTTGTTTTAGAAGAAAGATTAAGCGGGCCACACATAAAGCTTTTAATCGATGAGTTGCTTGAGCTTAGGATCATGAAAGATAAAGTCGATCACCCAAGAAAAGGATCTAAAGATTTAGCTGATGCGGTATGCGGATCTATATTTAATGCAATTAGTTTGACAAGGCCTGATTTTGGAAATGTAGAAGTACATACATACTCATCTTTACGCTCTAGAGATAGGGTTAAAGAAACACTTGTTGAAGATGATAGAAATGTTATCAGGGCCCCAATACCAAAAAGGTTGGCTGATGTTTTAGACGGAATGGAAATTATATGAGCATATATCAAGATAAAGCTAAAGAATGCAAATGTTGTGGAAAGCACGTACCTCTTCCAGTTAGATTAAAAGAATTTAATGGAATAAAAGTTTGCCCCACTACATTTGATAATATATCAGAATATAAAAGAATATGGAATGAGATAGGTTATAGGCCCCCAGGAAATATAAGAAAACATTTTTCAGATTACGTTCAACAAATAGTTGAACAGTCTATTGACAAAAAAGATATAGAAAATATATAATTAATCAACTAGGCACCAGTAGCTTAGTTGGTTAGAGCCCCCGACTCATAATCGGGTAGTCGTAGGTTCAAGTCCTACCTGGTGCACAAAGGAGTATGGTGGAAGAAGAAGAAGCTCTAAAAAAAATACAATACTACATAGATATTGGTGCAATAAGATTAGCTGGCTATAATGATGAGGGCGAAGCTGTATTTGAATTAAGAGAAGATATAACAAAAGAACTTGCTCCAGAATTATGGGAATCCCATATGGAATATGTTGACAGTAATTTAGCAGAGTTATTTGAAGATGGTTTGATGAATGTAGAGTATGATGAAAATCTTCAAGCAACAATGCATTTTTCAAAAGAAGGATACGATATAGCAGTAGAAAAAGGAATAATACCTTTAGAAGACCAAGAATTTTAGCCCTTGTAGCTCAGCGGATAGAGCGAGGCTCTTCTAAGGCCTGCGTCAGAGGTTCGATTCCTTTCAGGGGCGCATTGTAATTTTGGACCATAGCTCAGTCGGCAGAGCGCAGAGCTGTTAACTCTGATGTCCCAGGTTCGAGCCCTGGTGGTCCAGCGGGAATAAACCCACTTATATATAAGGAGAAATATGAAAACTGTAGGAGAAAAACTTGGTAACTTTGCTGTTACTGGAGTTAAGCCTGGGGCTTTGTCTTATGACGATTCCTCATTTGAAGTAATTACGCAAGATTCTTTTCCAGGTAAATGGAAAGTTATTGCATTTTATCCAAAAGATTTTACATTTGTATGCCCGACAGAAATTGTCGCATACGATGCTTTGGTTAATGATTTTAATGATAGGGATGCAGTTCTAATGACTGGGTCTGTAGATAACGAATTCTGTAAGATAGCATGGAGAAATGCTCATGAGGATCTTAAGAAAACAAATTCTTGGTCGTTTGCAGATACTGCACATCAATTGGCAAGTGATCTTGGCATACATCATTCCTCTGGTGTTACTTACCGTGCAACATTTATTGTTGACCCAGATAATATTATTCAGCATGTTACATGTAATAATTTAGATGTCGGTAGAAATGCAGATGAAGCACTACGTGTTCTTGATGCTCTTCAAACGGGAGAACTTTGTGCATGCAATAGGCCTCTCGGAGGAGAAACTCTATAATGTCTTGGGTTGAGCAGCTAAAGGAATCTTTACCAGAGTATGCAAAAGATATAAAATTAAATCTTGATGCTGTCATTAATCGCAGTACAGTTGACCCAGAGCTAGCAACCCACCTAGCTCTGGCAGCTTCCTTTGCTACTGGCAATGGAAAACTTATTGCTTTTATTGCTGCAAGCTCTACAAATGAAGTAGAAAAAAATGCCGCAATGACAGCTGGTGCTATCATGGCACAAAACAATGTGTGGTATCCATACATTGAAATGGCAGACGATTCTAATTTAAAGGGTTTGCCTGCACAGTTAAGAATGAATGCCATAACGTCACACGGAGGAACAACAAAAGCCAACTTTGAAGCTTACTCACTAGCATCCTCAATTATTGGTAAATGTCATTTTTGTGTAAAAGCACATTATGAGACATTAAAGCAAGAAGGGTTTACAGTAGAGCAATTAAGAGACATTGGAAGAATTGCTGCTACAGTGAACGCATTGGCTAAAATTTTAAATTCTTAGTCAAGTGGTCCATTAGCTCAGTTGGTTAGAGCGCTACCCTGTCACGGTAGAGGTCGACGGTTCAAGTCCGT